TTTAATAATTTGAATATGTTATCCATTCCTGGTTCATATATATACTCCAATTTTTCAAAACTTTCCTTGTACTTACCCATATAATAATAAAAGAAATCCATGACTTTAAAATCATTAATTCCACCTAAGAGTAAATAAGAAAAGAATCTAGAAAAAGAAATTGCTAACGCATTCTCTTTCGGAAAAGGTCTTTCACAATAAAGAAGGGCCTGAAAGAATTCTTTGGTTTCTCTGTAAAGAAATCCTTTTTTAAGTTGATATCCAAGATATTTTCTTTCTTCCATTTCTTTTGTGACAATAGTTTTTTCGGGTTTAATTAAAACACCAAAATATTTGAACATGAGTTTTGTAAATTTTTCAAGATCAAAATATTTATCTATGAAGAACGAAAAGTCGTCTCCAAGCCAGTTAGGGTCTTTGACTTCACTGACGTAAGAATGATCTAGGCTGTGAACTTTCATCATTGACATAATGCAGTAACCTGCAATAGTGTTGAGCAATGAATTAAAAAGTAACGTTCCAGCAGTTCCTGAGATAATTCCAGCTTTCTTTTGCCAAACTTGTCCGTTAGGGAAAAGAACTTTAGTTCTGATTGCTGAGTCAATACAATAATCGTACTCTTTGCTATCAAAATCTGTTAACTTAAGTTTTTCTTTAAGTTTTCTCATGATTAGTTCATGGAACCAATCGGCTCTATATGAATCCCAACCGGAGATGTCGGTATTATAGAATATCTTTTCAGGATGTCGTCTGAGATAACGATTTAATCTAGGTAATGATCCATGTCCTGTAATCCAAATGTTTTTGAAGAAATCTTTCTTGTCAATTTGGTTGTAAAAAGGTTGGTAATATCGCAATTCCGCGATAATTGTTGAAGCAGAAACAAGCCATACAGGGCGAGTCTTGACTTTCAATCGATCAGATAAATGACCACGCATAGCAAACATGCAATAATCATTAACAGGTCTGTCGTGTTGAATATCAGCACAGTTCTGCAAATATTTTTCTTTG